TGGGGCGGAAGTTTTTTTTATTTCTTGGTGGTTGTTTGTCAACCATCTTAATATATTTTTTGGAACTCTGCTATTATGCTGAATGTGTTACCTGCATCTGCTGTTGATGGAATTACTACATGAATGTCATTTTGATTTGAATTACTACTTGTGTTTGCTGGTATTCCACCAAACGATCTAAAGTCAAAATTACCACTACTAACTAATGTAATTATAGGTATATCTCCATCACTATCTTCATATTCAAGACGAGCAAAAGCGTCACCGCCATCTCCTTCAGAACAACTAAACCATAGTTGTTGAATCGAAATTCTTGCAACAGCTTGACCTAAAGTATTTGCAGCTAACGCTGACACATCACCAAAAACAGTAGTACCTCCATTACCATCAGACTCAACGACAATTTTGATTGTAGCTCTATTGTCGTTTTCTTGTAAGATAGTTGGTCCTGTTACTGTATCTGCCATTTTATCTCCTTGTAAAAGGCGTAGTTATTACACTACGCCTAGATTTATATTATGATAAGTTATTATTCTGTAAGTAAAGAACAGTTACAGTTGCAGCACCAGTTGTACCATCACCGTTTTGACCATCATATGAAGCAATTACAGATATGTCTGAAGAACCTACGTCGGTAGCTTCTGCATCTAATGTTCCGTGTGTTGTTGCTAAAGCTTCAACGTTTACAGCGCTAAGAAATGCATTTGGGTCAGCTGCTGTTCCAACGTTAACCACTGAAGTACCTGAATCATTTGCCACTGTTGTTACGTTTAAAATAACATCAACAATTTGTGAATTAGCTGGAATCTGAGCAACAGTTGTAGTTGCGTCAGCGCCAATAATATCAATTACTGCTGATTGTCCCATTACTACAAAACCTACGTTTTGTGTAATAGTGTTTCCATCTGAATCTTGATATGTGTCAGGAATGTTACCTGCTTTAATCGGTCCAGAAAATCTAGTTGTTCCCATGTCAACCTCCTTTTATATGTTGTCTAAATTAATAGTCTTGGGTTTACTTTCTTAATTATAGATAAAAAAAAGGGCGCCGTAAAGCGCCCTTTTAAATTTAATAGTATGTTTGACTTATGATCCCTGAGAACCGTAAACACAACGTGGATCAGAATAACCGTAGCTATATCTCTCACGAGCTTTATATCTCATGTTACCTGTATCGAAGTCACCTTCCATACCTGTAGCAAGAGCTGCTCTTGTGAAGTGTTTAAATCCGTTAGGACAATCAGTCTTTAAGAACCATGCATCAGTATCTGTTAAATAATGGTTAACTGTGTAACCTTCAGGTAACATACCCATGTTTCTCATAGCATTGATATCATTGTCAGCAGTACCAACTCTAAGAGTAGAATTCAAAATTCTATCAGTTACAAACTGAATGTTTACAGGAATAATTAATTTCCTACCATTCATAGCAACTTTTAATCCTCTTTCGTCGATAAATGCTGCAACATCAATCATACCTTGTTCTAATGATGTTTCACTAATGTCAGCATCAGTAGCACTTCTATTTGAGAAGTTACCACCTAAAGTTGTAGGGTGAGCAGTATTAACTAAAGACACACCATCACCACCTGTTGTAGTGAAAGCTGTGTTTAATACATTAGCACCTTTAACTTGCTTAGTGTATGCCATAGATCTAGCTAAAGCTTTAGTGTAACGAGCTGATAAAGTATCATAAAGGTTATCTTCTACTGCTTCCTCAGTAAGAGCAAATGCTAATGCAATTGTCTCATGAGTATATCTTGCAGTGAAAGATTCTTTAGCAGTATCAAATTGAACTGCTGCACCTTCTGTTTTAACTGCTGCTTCACCAAAACCTACTAACATTACTTCTTCTTCAAAAGCTCTGTCACTAGATTCTTGACTAAATATCTCGGCTGCTTCGTTTTCGTAACGAGCATACTCGAGACCAAAGAGGGCGTTCAGGCCTGGTTCTAGCTCTTTGGCTAATTGACTTCTATTTATTGCCATTGTCTATTTCCCTTCCTATACGCCAGCTGTACCAGTGTGAGCCATCATTACGTGATTATTAATTTTAATTACGATAACAGAATTATTCGCTGTTGCAGAATTATCTGGTGTATCATAAAAACTAATCAATCTTACTTGATGAGTCGCAGTAGTAGCACTAGTGCTTGAGTCAATCTCAACACCTGAAATACCAGTAGTTGTGTTACCGGCTCCAAATACTAAGTTGGCATTTGTGTTTAAATCCGCTGCTACAAGATTAGCACCTACGCTATCTTGTTGTGCAATGAATGTTTGTTGTGGATCATCACATACGAAAGCTTTTGCATCAGTTGTTGCTAAACTTGCAGGTATGTAAGGAGTCCAAGTTGGTTTGCTAGTTGTTGGATCAGTGTAGAACCCACCCATAAATACGCCTAATAGTGCGTCACTTGCTGTTGCAACTTCCACGGTTCCGTCATTTTTATATTTAACCGGATCCCCTGTGAAGATTGCTGTAGATTGTGAAGCGCCCACGTCGTATTGAGTTTGTCCACCGTTATTCGGATTCTGTCCATTTTTAGCGATCGGTCTTAAACCGAATGGGGCATCTATATTTGCCATGTATTATCATCCTTTACAATGTATTTGATGGCAAAAAGTCTAACCATTAGTCTTTTTTTCCACCAAACGTTACTCTATTCTGCCTACTTTGAGAAATAGGCATACTAGGATGCTCTTCTTTCATTAGATCATTTTCTACCGAAGCTGTCTGTTCATCAGTTAAACGCCTGAAGTAAGCGTCTCTGTCTTCTTTTACTTCAATTGGACATCTCATCAGTAATAATCCACCAACTCCAATAACACCTTTATATTTACCATCAGAAACAGAAGGTAAATCCATTCTGTCGGGATATTCTTTTGCCATTACAAATTCGTAACCAGATCTTAGACGGCCCATGACGTTTTTTTCGTCTTGTTCTCCTCTAAATTCTGCTCGAACCCATCTATGGTGAAATCCTTCTGGTGGCTCTGGTGCCTCTAAGCTGGACGGAGGAACCCATCCTCTCGGGCGAGCACCCTTTTCACGGGTTTCTGCTTTGCGTGAGGTCTTTTTTATAGTTTCGTTATTATTATCTTCCATATTGTTACGCCTCCTTCACGTGTTTTGCGTATTCTTCTAAGGGCACACCGAGTTTTTTCGCTATAGCTACCTGTGAGGGTGTGAGTCTTACAGTGCGGCGTCCAGTTGACGAGTTGCGAACGACTGAAGCAACTTTTTGCTTGGGTCGGGCTTCCCCACCGTCAGAAAACTTGTGGGGGAATTCTTTTCGTATACGTTTATCTAATTCACTATAATATTCATCTTCTCTTGGGTCAACACCTTCTTTAACCAATTTTTGATGTATATCATATGCTGTATAAGTCATAGCGTTATCATTTCCAAACCATTCATTCTTTTGAGCCCAAGATTCTGCTTTAGGATCAGGTTGATTTTGTGGTTGAGAAGCTACTTGATTGTTAACTTGTTGCTCAACATTTTCTTGAGGAGCAGCTTCAAGTTCCGCTTTTTTATTCGCAGCTTTTGCTTTTGAAAGTTTTAATCTTTCAGCTTCAATAGTTAATCTAGCTATCTCTTGATTCGCAGCAACCTGCTTTTCAACATCTTGTGCGTTGATGGCAGCTTCTAGTGCTCTCTTTGCAAATTCATTTTGAGTTACTAATGATTTTTCTCTTTCACCTAAATAAGCTTCATTTTGATTAATACTAGTAGACCTGCTTTTGTCTAATTCTTCTTTTGCTTTTTTAGCATATTCAATTGCAGCAGCTTCACGTCTTTCAGCTTCACGCATTTTTTTAGTTAGTTTGTCTATTCTTTTTTTAACACCTGTGCTGTATTCTTCTAACTCTCCTTCTGAAGTTTCTTGAACTGGTGTCTCTTCTGTTGTTTCTTCAACAACTTTAACATTTGATTCTTCATTTGATTCCTGTTTTACCTCGTCTTTTAATTCGACATCTACGGCATTACCAGAAGTATCAATAGGAACCATTTTTTCATCTTCTGTTTTTATTGTTTGAGTGGTTTCCATTTATCTCTCCTAAAATATATTAGCAGGTAGAATATCTCTAGGATCATCTACTTTTGCTATTATTTCATCATCATTAATAATACGCAATTCTCCGCCTTCTATTTTTATTCTAGATCCTGCGTATCTTGTTATTAAAACCCAATCGCCTTCTTTACACCAAGCCCCATTAGGAAATCTTGATTTATCTGCGTATGCGTCAGGTCCTATTGCTAACACCTTACATACATTAGTTGTTATTTGAGATTGTTCGATTGTGTCTTCAGTAAAGATAATTCCCGAAGAAGTTTTTTCTTCAAGCTTGAGAGGAAATAGAACCATTCTAAATCCTGTTGGCTGTGGAACTTTCTCTAATTCTTTCTTTTCCTTTACTTTTTCAGCTGTTTTATTATCCCATATATTTTTTGGTAATATTAGCTTACTTTTTTTGGCTTCCTTGATCATCTTCTAGCTCCGTTTTATTTAGCAGGTCCGTGAGTTCCTGTTGTTCTTGTTCTAAGGCATGAAGTTTACCAGTTAAATACCGATACTCATCCCAATTTTTTACTCCAGACAATATAGCTTGTTTTACTTGCTCTTGTCTACCTATTAATTGTTTTTTATAATATGTAAAATAATTTTCTAATTGCATTTTTTACAAACTAGCCATTACATCCGACATTCTTTTAGCACGATTGGGGGTCTGCTTTGCCCAACGCGAGTCGAGCATTTCCGACGCCGCGGTTTTATAATTAGGTGTTTTATCATCTTTCAGTGCTGCCCACATGTTGCGAAACTTACTGACTCCTGTTTTTCCAAGTTGAAAAACCATTTCCACCAAGATCTCTTTACAGTGATCATGAACTGTGTGTTCACCTAGTAACTCTTCTGCACCTGATATAGCGTTTTCTAAATCTTTTTCTAATATTTCCATTAAAAATGCTTCATCGTATTCTTTATCATCTTCCCAAAAATCTTCAACGCAAAGGTGGCCCACTCCCACAGTTCTTTTTCCTAAACTGTCCAAGTACACTTTATTTCTATAACCTTCGTTAGAACGCACTGAAGATAAAAGTCTTTCCATATTCATGTTAATTTCCTTTCTTAACGTATTGCAGCGCCATATCCTCTTGTAGCTAATCCACCTGATCTTGCTTTGAACGTACTAACATTAGTTGGTTTGCCACCAGGATTTCCTGCTGCTCTTTTTCTTTTAACTGCTGATCTTCTTTCGCTGTCCGACATCTTACTCGCTTTAGCAGCGGGAACACATTTCGGATAACCTTTTCTTTTTTCTCCCTTGCTTCTTCCACAAGGTTTAAAGCCTCCACCTTTTTTAGGTGCTCCTATATCTACCCATTTATCTTTAACCCAATCTCGTAAAGACATTATGCACGAGCCGTAACCTTTCTTTTATTTTCCATTACACCGCCACAACCTTTAGCTACTCCACCTTGATTATAATTAGAAACTTTTTTTCTTTTTTGTGAAATTTTGTTAATCATTCCACCATTTGCTTTTTTACCACCTTCAACTGTTTTACCTGAGCAAATTGAACCTGCATACATATTCGCATATGCCGAAGGATAAACTTTAAACTTACGTTTAGCTGCTGCTTTGCCTTTTGCACATAATTTTGCCATTATCTTTTTGCAGCTCCGTAACCTCTTGAAGCTAAACCACCGCTTTTACGTTTAATAATTGAACCTTCTCTTGAAGAACTGGCCATAGGCCCTTTGATAGTAGAACCTTCTCTTGAACCTTTTGCCTTGGCTCCTTTAATAACTGATGTTTCAGCAGAACTGGCTACTTGACCGCCCTTCTTTTTTTTCATTGGTTTTTTTAAAACACCTCTACCAATTAAAACATCTTTTTTAGTTATTTTACCATCACCACTTAAATCTTTCATTTTTATCTCCTATTTTTTTTTACTAATCATTCCTTTAATGCCAGGCGCCGCCCTAACCCCCAGAGAAACACTGCAGGCTAAATATAATAAATGGGTATAATACTCCGGTAAACTTTCCAAAATTTGAAACCCACGCTCTATATGTGGTTGCATAAAAGGCAAGAAGGCACAAATCGCAGGAACCATTAGGGCTAGTAAAACAAATTCGTCTTTCCACGACCCTTTCATTTGATCTACAGCCGAAGCCTCCCACGCTACCTTTCCGGCAATTTGCTGCTCTTTCAAACTCTTCTGTGCTTGAATCTCAGTAAGTTTTAATTCTGATTTTGCTTTTTTAGTTGCAACAAAACCTTTTACTGTATCGCCGATAATTGAAGTGAGGGGCCCGACTAATAGATTAAACATTATACTGCTTTAATAATTAAATATACTGCTACGATAGCAACAACAAGGGTAATAATTTTACCTTTTTTGTTTAGCTTGCTCCACTTTGCTTTGTATTTTTGTAACATGGATTCCTCCTCTAGAATACGCCTTTGAAAGGCACTTTTTTGATCTGCATCTTACTGCGCTGACCTTTCGGTCCTGAACCCAAGTTTTGCACAACTTTTGGACCAACAGATTGAACAGAAGCTGTTGAAACATTAGATTGTTGATTTGCATTTGGCATGTCTTCTTTAGCGACAGTCATTTTTGCGTTTGGATAAAGTGATCCGTTTATGTATTTTGCTTTCATCTTCTTCTCCTAATGTATGGTTGGTTTAATTAATTCATTAAAGTCAGCCAAACTTGTTTCCCATAACTGCGAAGCTTCGTCGTTACTAAAATTGTCAAAATATAGTAATTTAGCTACACTAATCATAGCGCCTGCTAATAATATACAATCTTCTTGATTTTTTCCAGTATTTTCTACAAGCTTCATAAGAACACCAAAAAGTCTTCTTAATTTTAAATCTGCAGGAGTTAAATTTTTTTCTTTTTCATCAAAAGAAATAGCTGTTACTTTTACTTTTGTCATTTTTAGTTTTGAAACCTAATATTTCTTTTTTCATCTATTTTTTTAGGTTCTTTTGACTTGGTTAGGTTAACATTAGCGCGTAATTGAGCTATATCCTCCTGTGATTGTATTCTATCTTCCGCTATTTCTGCATTTTGATCTAATTTAGCTTGATCTAGGCCCATTTTTACTTGATCTGCCATTGTTTTTCTCTCTAAATCGCCCGCTTTTATGTTGATTTCTTGTTGTTTTAGGTCAACTAGAGGATCTTCTGTTCCTTCATCTAAGTATTCTGCCTCTTCTGTAACCATCTCCAAGGTCATTTCAGCTACTTTTTCAGAAATTTGTTGCTCCATGCCTTCTTGTATTTGAATTTGTACTTCTGGAGGTAACTGACCATTATATTGCATAGCTGTTTGTTCAACTGCTTGTGCATTTTCTTCTTCTACCTCTTCTCTTGCCTGTAATCCTACATGTTCCATAATATGCGATTGTAATATTGCCATTGTTGCAGGATTATTTTTTACTAAATTAGAAGTCATGAAAGCTCTGTGTGCTTCTATGTGAGCTAGATGATTTTGATTTCTAAAAGCAGTCAAAGGTTGATTTTGAAGAGATCCTGAGTTTTCAACTGCTGGATCCTGTGGCTGTGGCCCAGAGGGTGCAGGTAAAATTGCATCTATATCTTTAACACCTAAGGCTTGATACATTCTTCTATAAGCTTCATACATGTTATGTGAAGCAGGATCAGCTTGTGCTAATTGTAATTGTGTTTGTGCTAACGTAACACGTTGAGACATTGAAAATATATTAGGATCTGAAACAGGAATAATATCAATGTCACCACTAAAGTCTTCAGCCTTTAAACTTTCAGTTGCATCTTCTCCTACATCGTAGGGATAGAAAGGAGGTAAAGACTCTGCAAATATTTTTGCTAATAATTTAAATTCTTGTCTTTGAGCGTAGTGTAATCTTTTGTGAATAGCTGACATGACTCTTGCACCACGTTCCATTAAAGCCATTGTTGTTCCTACAGGAGCATTGGCTGCAACACTGTCGCCTATTTTTTGATCTGCAACAGAAGCAAATCTTGTTCCTGCTTCTACACAAAAACCAAGTAGTTGAAATAATGTTCCACTAGGTTCTTTGTAAGGAAGAGGAACTAAACCTTCTCTTAAACTACCACCAGGTGCATCTACATCTCTAAACTCACCTGGCTGTAGAGGATTGTCATCATCTTTAATTCTTAAACCTCTTGCTTTAAATCCTGCAGGTAAATTAGATAATGTTCCTGCATCGAGTAATTGTCTAAGCGCCGCTGTAGCTGTTCTTGATAAACCACCAAGCATATGAATAAGACCAAAACCATAAAAACTAAATCCAGGTAAAAACTTGTAATGAACAAAGTAAGATATTTTTTTTCTTACAGGATCTTGTTCTTTGTAGTTTCTATAAATAGATAATACTTTGGAAGACCCTTCATCTATGGTTACTATGTAAGGAACTTTAATTCCATCATCTGCATCAATGCCTGGAATATTAAGATCAACATGCATTTCTAAAAGTTGATAATCATCTTTTGTATATGAAGTTTTCTTTACTCCTGAAATATCATTTTCTTTTTCTTGTAAACCAGTTTGTTCATCAAATACTTGTAGCTCTACATCTCTATAAAAACCTGCTACTTGTAGTTTACGAACTTCGTTTTGAGATTTTCTTAAAGTGTGAGTTACTCTCTCACAACCAGATAAATCAGTTGCTAAATAAGGAACATATAAATCATCTGAAGGAATAAATTTAGAAACAGCTCTACCTAACCCTGCATCGTAATAAACTTTTTTAAAAGCTGAACCAGACAATGGTAAATAAAAAAGTAAAGAATCTAAATCAGGATCATACTCTTCCATCTCATGCATGATCTGATAGTTCATGTAATCTTTTACACGTTGTGCTTGAGACTCTTTTGCTGGATTTAAAGCTCCAATTATTTGTGTGTTAACAGGGCCTCCTGCTGGTAATAATTCTTTATAAGCTTGCGCTTGAAACTGTGTAATGGCTTCTGATAACATAGGATGAGTCACGGAACTTGCACCTGCAAAAGGTGTTGTTCTTTCTTGATATTTAAAGCCTAATAAATCTAAACCTTTTTTATAGGTGTCTTCCCAATCTTGTCTTGATGATTTATCATCCTCAAAAGATTGACGAAGATCACTAGAAATATTTGCTAGCTCATCATCATCTAAAGCTTCTGCTAGATTCATATCAAATGTTGTTTCTATTAAATTTTCTTGATCCCCTATAATAGCTGAACCATCATCTAAAATTTCTACCTCTGGTTTCAAGCCCTCTTCAACTTGCATGTTAACCATTTGTCCGATGGCTTCTTCTTGAGCTGGTATAAAACCTTCTGGTGCTCCGGGTTGTACTTTTTTATCTACTGCCACTATGCTGCCTCAAATATATCAATATCGTCTGGAGTATACATAAATCCTCCAGATTTCCTATGTGTTTTATGAGGTAGTAGCATTTCTGGAGTTAATTTAATAGCAAAAGCATCTTCGTAAGAATTATCACCCTCAGGACTTTTTACTTTAACTTTAATAATTTTAAACTCAGAGTTATTATCCTTAGCCGCTTTCTTTAAAATCTTTTCAATTACTGATGTAAAGTGGTTTCCTTTGGAGTCTACTGAATCAGGACCACCGTAAAATTCTTCCATACCTATTCCTTTTAATTGTGTGCCCCTTTCTTTAGCCGCTTGTCTCTCTTCTTTAGACATTTTTACACTACCCTTTTGACCATATCTATTTGTAATATACTTGCTTGGAGAAACAGCATACCAAGTTGCAGCCCCGTTAACTTCGTCTTCAAATAATCTTTTAGCAGCGAGAGCTAAATCATTTTTTATTAATGCTGAACCCCATTCATTTCTATTTTTAAAAGGAACATTTGGGTATAAGTATTCCATAGCTCTTTTACTTAAAGAAGTTTGTAGTTCTTTAAGCATTTTAGATTCTGATTCTGCTGCTCTAAAAGCTTTTAGTTTTAATTCTTTTGATGGTCTTACTCCTGCTGCTGCTAATTCTGAAAACACTTCTTTATTTTTAGAAAACTGATCTAGAAAAGATTGCATTTCAGTAGCACTTTGAAACATAGGTCTAAAGACTGTTTGATTCTCTAAATAATAATCGACTACTTCACTATTTAAATTTGAATATTTATATTCATTGTTTATAGCATTTCTTCTAGTTTGAGAGTTTTTATCAATTAAGTCACCTAATTCTCTAGTTAACTTTTCTTCAAATCTTTTAGCTTGTTGTAAAATATCAGATTGTATTTCATCTGCAAAAGTTACTGTAAATTTATTACCATCAACTGCATCCGTATGTAATTTTAATTTTTCTGTATCTTTTAATAATTTTTCATCAAAGGCTTTTATTTGATTGTAGAGAGCTGAATCCATTTGTTCAATCTCTGGTCCTAGTCTGTTGTAAATAGTTGTAAGATCTTCGCTAGGTATGTTTGCTACTGGATAGTCTAACTCAGCTTCTATGAATTGTTTTACTTCAGCGTTGCTATCAGCTAAATTATTTATAGCTGATATTTTTAATTGATCTGTTTGATCTGTTACTGTTGCTATATTTTTATTTAATGTAGTTACTTCCTTCTTGCCTAATTTACCTATGCCCTCAGTAGTCATGTTAGGATCATATGCTGGACGATCACTTGATCTTGTCCAACCTAAAACATAATCTTCTTCAAAGCTATGAGCAGCATCACCTTCTCTAATTTTACCAGGGTCTAAAGGAATATTTTCTGGCTCTAAGTATAAAACATTTTCCCTATAAGTTCCTGTTATATATCCATCTTCCAAATATTGATTAGCATATCTAGGAGGTTTAGTAGCACCATAATTTTCATTACCATATGTAATAGTTTTAATTTTACGAATAGGAGCTTCTCTAATTATTTCTAATAAATCATTTTTATTTATATTAACGCCACCTTTTTTAGCGCTGTTGAGATAACCATCCAAAGCATAATCACCTACTTCAGCTTTTGATATACCTTTTGAATTTAAAAAATTATAAAATTCATCCACTGTTTTAAAACTATCTGGAGTATTGGGATCCATAAGTCTAGCTTCTATGCCTGAATAAAAAACATCTTCAGCGTCTTCTGGTGAGTCTACAATTATTTTTTCTTTTTTCTTTGCTACAGCTGTTGTGTCTGGAATAGTGTCATCTAAAATATTTTCAGTTGTTTCTTCGACAACATCTGACTTAGGTGTTAATTTATTTTTTATTGATTCAAGAATGTTACCTTCACCTTTTGAAAATGATTTTGTAAGCGTCTTTGCTTTATCAATATTTGCTATGGCCCATGCTGGAACTTTTCCAAGTAGTGCTACTTTAGTTCCTTCAATATCATCTAAAAAATTACCTGACTTATTTTCAGCTAAGGGTAGATCTAAATCAAATATTTCTAATTCATCTAATCCTTCAACACCTGGTTGATTTAAGTATTGTTCGATATTAATATAAGGATCTTCTTGTGTAATAGGATTACTAAAAGCGCCACCATACTCATCAGGTACATAATCAATCTCACCTGCACCACCGCCCATGGCCATTTCTTTTGGTTTGTCTATAACAAAAGCAGAGGGAACTAAAATGTTTAAATTTCTAGCTAACTTACTTAAAGTTTCTTTACTAGGTACTATACTTTCTTTTATTCCTTTTAAACCTTTATTATTTAATGTGTCCATAAACTGACCCACTTGATAAGGGTAAGCTTCTTTTAATTTTGCATAAACCTTTGGAGACTTAGCAGCAAGTGTTTTTAATCCTTTTAACATACCCACAAATCCTGTGCCAAGAGATGCTGCCATTTCTGCATATTCAAAACCTTTATTTTCATAATCCATTGTTGGAATATTTAAGATAGGAATTTGATCGTCAGGATCATCAAGAATTTTGTCTTGATAAGCGTTATAAGCATAAGAAGGTATTTGAGCCACATCTAATAAAAAATTACCTGTTTCTGCCGCAACATTGGGAGCAAACTTAGCTAAATCTTTCATCATTGATTTGGCTTTATCTTTCTCTTCTTGACTTAATTCTTTTGTATCTTCTGTAGTAACAGGTCTAGGTCTTGTTCCTTCCAGTTCCACATCTAAAAATTCTTTATTGTTTTTATCTTTTATATCATCAAGATCTATATCAAATATATCACTTCTGCTGTAATTTAATTCTTTATTAGCCATATTAATCTGAGTTTAACATTTCTTCTATATTAAGCAAACCTCCGTTTTTGAGTTTTTCAACTTCATCTACAGATTTAAGTTTTTTAGGTGGTCCTACAACATCTGATTTTAAAGGCACCACACCTTCTTTTTCTGATTTAACTAAATCTAAAATGTTATCGTATTGACCTCCGTAGAAAGTTTCTTCTTTTGTTACAGGGTCAAACAATCCAAGCTCTAATCCCTGATCTTTCATTTCACTATTTAACATATTTATTCTTGAATTTTGTATGCTCATTTCACTAATAAAATCTTCTTTAGTCATATCACCTGCTTCAAAATCTTTTATTATAGAATTTTTTATATTCTCACTATTTATAATTTTATTAGCTAATTTTTTTTTAATAGACTCGTTTCTTTCTCTTGTAGTTAGATATGAAGGTTTTTTGTAAAGTCTGGCTATCCTATCTTCATAGTAATCTTCATAACGAGGATCGAAGTACATTTTTCTTCTACCGCCTATGTCCATTATATGTTCTTGATCTAAAGCATCAGTAGGAGGATCTTTTTGTGATTGAATTCTTTTAGGAAAAAGATTTAAATCTTCAAGTCGTTTTCTTAATTTAGTAAGAAAAATATTTTTTCCTTTATTTAATTGTAGATCTATTTTTTCTTTTTCAGATAACTTTAAGTAGTTTTCTTCTTTAGTTTTATCAAGATCTGTTTTGTATTGATTTATTTTTTTATTAAAAAAATCATATAGTTCAGGATCATATTTTTTCATAAGATCTTTTTTATTATCCCAAATCGAAAGTCTTCTGATTCTTGATTTTTGAGTAGGTTTTGGATCGTAGAATGCAGTCATCGATGTTCTCCCAAGATTAAAATCTTTTGTCATTGCTTGAGTAGCGCTAACTATATCCATACCTTGATCCATATATTCTTTTATTTTTAAATATCTATCTCTTGTCCCGCCTTCTTTCGTATAACTAATAATATTTTTTGCTTTTATGTTCTTTAATCTTTCTTCTCTACTTCTTTTATAGTTTACTATTCTTAGTTTCTCTTTTGATTCTTCACTCACAATTTTTTTCTTAAATCTAGGATGTGTGTTTAATAAATCATATGTTTCTTCGCTGTAACGAGTTACAGGCACTGGATAATTTGTTTTTGTTTGATCTAGAGGAGCTTCAAAAATACGGCTTGCTTTTGCTTTTCTTTTAAAAACATCTGCATTTAATAGAAATTTTTTCATTTCATACCCAAATGAGTCTATTTCTAATGCTTTGGGATCGTTTATAGTTTCTTCTATAACATTATAAACTAATTTGTCTCTCTGCCCTTTATTATTTATTTTAATTTCATTTAAAATAGGTTTTAAATTAATAATTTTTTGTGCAAATTCTTGAAATTGTGGAGTTTGAGATATTGTTTCTTTAATACCTTTAAAAAGTTTTGTAGCTAGACTCATTAATAATAACTCCTTGGTTCTATATATTTAGGTTCATCTTGGTAATCAGAGTCTAACTGAATAAAGTTGCCTTGTCTAAACCTAAGTAAAGCTTGTGTTGTCGAGTCCACTAAATCGTCGTGTTCTCCAAAAGGAAATGCCGCACATTCTTCTACCACTTCGTCTGCCCAACGGTCCTCGGTACACCATACCTGTCCCGCTTCAAACAAAGGAGCCACGGAGTTTACACGAACGTGTTTATCATTACCCTTACTAGGCGTATATGTAACAACGGGAATGCCTAGCTGCCGCAGCTCCTGAGTTAAAGGCATACCAGATGCTTTGGCTTCAATCAAGATAGTTTCTGGTTCCCAGTAAGTATATTCATCTAAGGCTACTTTTTTTAAATCAGGAAAATCCCAACGTCCCTTTTTCATATCTAATAAAATAATGTTCCATGGTCCGTGTTCCACGGGCTTAAATACTCCCCACGTTGTTATAGCACTAAAGTCCGCTGTTTCTTTTTTACTAAACGCAGTATCGTAACTCTGTATGACGTGCATCAGATCAGGAATTTTTTCAAGTGTCCAGACTTTCCACCACTCTCTTTTAATAATACTACCTTCCTCAGATGTAGGTTGCTGTTGCCATTGTGCTTGCCACTTCTGCTCGGACAACGCGGCTTTGACAGATTCTAATTCAGCAAGTTTCCAAAACTCAGGCCACATAGGTTTGTCGTTCAAGATNGCNGGAAACTCAACCACGTCCCACTGATCAGAGTTATCATTTGATTGTGCTTTTAAAAGTTTCCCTGTGAGATCTTTTGTAGACCATCTTGTCATAACAATCACAATAGAACCACCTGGCTGTAAACGTTGTCGGGGGCCCGAGGTATACCATTCGTAAGCATTGTCCATAGCTGTCTGACTAAGTGCATCTTGTTCCGAGTGAGGGTCATCAATGATCAGTAAGTCCGCACCACGGCCCGTGATAGCACCACCAACACCCGCAGCAAAATATTCTCCGCCTTTGTTTGTAGTAAAACGGCCCGCGGCTTTTGAATCTTGTGATAAACTTACAGCAGGAAAAACATCTTTGAATTCTTGTTGATCAAATAAGTTTCTAACTTTTCTACCAAAATTATAAGATAGCTCAGCTGTGTGTGTAGTTTGAATTATTTTTAGCTTAGGATTCCTGCCCATCATCCACGCAGGAAATAAATTAGATGCAAACTCTGACTTAGTGTGTCGAGGTGGCATATTTATGATTAATCGTTTTATTTTACCCGTTGCTACGTCTTCTAATTTTTGTGCATAAATCTTGTGATGTTTCCCTGCAATAAATTCAGGCCAAACTTTTTTTACAAAAGTAAGGTAAGAGGAACGGGACTCCTCAGCAATCTTTATTTGCATTTCCCTTAATTGATACTTAAGCAAGTCCGTTGGTAATTCAGAATTTTTCATAAAAAGTTATATCTTAAGGTATGTTTGTGTAAAACTCAAGACTAGAGCAGCGCGCACGCGCGACCCCCAAAATGGTGGTGGTGGGGGTGAAACCCACTACGTCTGGTGGTTGAGATAGTTTGTAAGTACCTAATGTTGATTTATAAGAGTCAGATGGAACAGCGCTGTATTCTGCTGGATAACTTACCTGCTGGATCAGGGCATAAAAAAACCCCCGATACTCATAATATCGGGGGTCTGCCAGTCCTCGTTTAAGAGGAAACTTGTTATCTATTTTGGAATTCTCTCATCTTCCTTTGACCATTAGAGATCAATTGTTCTGCCCAAGATTTAACTTGAGGTGAAGCATTAGGATTGAGAATAAGTTCTTCGACTTCACTCTCTAACCATTTATAAAGAGCCTTCCAATTTAGGTGAATAGTCATCTGCTCGTCGGTTAATGGTTGAGCAGTAGGATTAGTAGGTTGAGTATTCTCGCGTCTTCTCAAACCCATAGTTTCTGAAAGAACTGTTAGTCTTCTTTCAAGATCGTTATTATCATCTGGCATTTTAGTTATCCTTTCTTATAAGATAAAAAAAAGAATACTCCCATTTAATCTCATAGTCAATACCTTATTTAAAAAAAAGATAAATTAATCCTAAGAACAAAACCGCCCACGCGATCACTTGTAATATTATATCTATTATTGTCATGTGCTTTTCACCCAACTCCGTGCGGTTGCCCGCCAGTTAATACTATATACTCCTGTGAAACTTGGTCGAAACCAAAATGTAATGGAGATCGTCAGCACGCACTGTGTCTGGTGCCAACTTTTTCCTATTACCTTATACCACAGGCTTGGTTGGGTCGACAATGTAATGGAGATCGTCGACCCTAAAAATTATACTGCTAACTTGAAATCAACAATACTTCCAACTGACATATCATTACGNGAAGATTTAATGANNTTATCAGATAGAGGCATAGATTGTATTTGCTTGTATGATGTTGGCACTTTGCAATTGTGATATTCCAACTCCCCTAGCTTCTCTTTAACAAGAGCATTGTCGATTTTAACCGATTGTTTTTCGGTTATGTTAAGAGTGTAGTCTTTTCCAACTACAAGATTAGTTTCGGCTTGTTCGCCGATTTCTATAACTAAGTTTCTATTGACTTTAATAAAGTCCTCTAGAATCTTTTTCATAGTCAACGCTCTACCATAAGCGTCTATAATAGCTTTAGTATCTTTATCAGATATCTTTTTGCCATTATAGGCTTTTTGTAAAACGTCTAGTATATTAACAGGTTTTGACATTTAGTTATTTCCTTTCTGTTCTTTCTGTTTCTTAATATTAATATAATCCCATTTTTTTATATGTCAACCCTTTTTAATTATTTTTTTTTATCACTCAGCTCCTGGCACGAAGCAGCTCCTTTCCTAACCTATACCCACGAATCACGGGATTTGGTGGCGATGCGATGGAATCCGATCCATTTTAAGAGGCGTAGAAGGGTGTCTTATAATGTCCCATGTGTGATTCATCACAAGACTTGATACTCCAAAGACGACTTACACCAACAGCAACCCCCCAGCGGGGGGAACCCTTTTCCAACCTATACCCAGGCGAACCGGGCCTGGCGCGCAATGCAATGGAGATCTAGTAAGGAACAACGGCCCAATTAATGGAGTCCATTAGCCAAGCAAACCCGAAGAAAGTAGCACCCAGAACCTGGGCCGGTGCCAAGTATAGTGCAACCATATATAACAAACACGGAATCCAGAGCCAATGCATCAGGCTGCGTCCTCCTTTGCTTGCAACTGGTAGCAG